ACTGCTCCAATAACGGATTTCAATCCACGCTTCCTGAATAGGAAGACGACAATTGTTATTGTATACCAAAGCGTTCAATAGCGCAATGCCAATTCTGGTATACAACATCATTCTCTCGTCCGAGGGGGACGTAAAACACCGACCGCCCACGGGATGCGACCCCGTAGATAAGCGTAGGGCGGTGGAAGGAGAAACACATGACGCTTGCAGAGATTCTCAAACAGAACGGCGTTGCGGAGGACACCATTCGCGCCATCCAGAACGACATGAAAACCGCCAAGCTCTTCACCACCGGCGAGGAGAACGCGGATATTCGCCTCGGAAAGCTCAAAGGAGAACACGAAAGCGTTCGCCAGCAGCTCGAAGCGGCGCAGCAGAAGATTGCCGCCCTCGAAGCCGACAAGGCAGAACACAGCGGCAGCCAAGAGAAGATGGACGAGATGCACAGGCAGCTTGAAGCGGCGCAGGCGGCCCTGCAAAAGAGCCGCATGGATGCTGCTATCCACATTGCCCTCATGCGCGGTGGCGCAAGCGACATCGACTACATGACGTGGGTACTCCAGCAAAAAGGGGACGCCCTGACGCTGGACGACAAGGGGAACATCGACGGATGGGAGAACACCCTTGCCAGTTTGAAGAAAAAGTACCCGAACCAGTTTGAAGCCAGCGGCAAGAAGAACATCATCGAGAACCGTCTGCCGGATCAGGAGGGACACGCGCCGCTCAGCCGGAGCGAGATTCTCAAGAAGCCATACGCAGAACGGCAGAAGATTTTCGAGGAGAACCCCGAAGCCTTCCGCGCGGCGATGGCGGCGGAGAAATGACACCATTTTGTTGGCATCAACAAAATGGGCACAGACCATTTTCGTGAGGTCACGAAAATGATAATGAGGAGGAAAAAATAAATGGCAGTTACCAAGCTGAACAACCTGATTAACCCCGAAGTAATGGGCGCGATGATTGGCGCGAAGATTGACGCGCAGCTGAAGCTGACCCCCTATGCGAAGGTGGACACGACGCTGGTGGGCGTTCCGGGCGACACCAAGACCGTGCCGAGCTGGAACTACATCGGCGACGCGGAGAACGTGGCAGAAGGCGCGGAGGTGGGTCTCAGCACCCTGACGGCTTCCTCCACCACCTTCACGATTAAGAAGGCGATGAAGGCGGTCGGCATCACGCAGGAAGCCGTCAACAGCGGCCTGGGCAACCCGATTGCGCAGGCGGAAACCCAGCTTGCCAAGGCGATTGCGGGCAAGGTGGACAACGACGTACTGGATGCGGTGTACACGGGCAAGAACGTCTACGCGGCTTCCACCCTCGCGGCGATTGCCTATGGCGGACTGGTGGACGCGATTGCCAAGTTCGAGGACGAAGAGGACGGCATCGACAAAGTGATTTTCATCCACCCGGCGCAGGAAGCGACGCTGCTGAAGGATAGCGACTTCCTCTCTGCTGACAAGTTCACGGCAGGCGTGGCGGTCAACGGCGCGATTGGCAAGATTGCGGGCGCGTGGGTGAAGAAGTCCAAGAAGGTTAAGCACATCGAGTACGAGAAGG